CTTCTCTTACCTCCAAGTTGGCAGTAAGTCCGGTAGGGAAGTTTGTAGCGAAGCGGTTTCTGGACGCAACGGAGGGATTTACAGCAGGGCTTGTTACTACTGGAGGTTCTACTAAAGGTGGAGTAGAAGGAGCGATTGCTAATCCTATCGCTAGCCCGCTTATTGGCGGCGCTGCAAATCTTGGCGTTAAAGCTATTATTAAAATCGCGTCTTCCCCATTGATTAAAAAGTGGACCGCTAACACGATTGCAATGGCGGGTAAACCATTCGCTGAGGACTTGACGCAATCAGCATTTAGCGAGATGCAACCCCTTGAGTGGTGGTTAAAGCACGGTGAAGAGGCAGGGATTAAGGAGTATAAAGGCGCTCAACATGTTGGGCCTAATATGTTTATATTCCCTAAAACCGAAACATCTGGATATTTTGTAAAAGATGGACAATCGTACTGGTATGGAGATGCTCAACAAAGACAATTGGTATTTAATCATCTGCATCAGGATCATCTGCAACTTCGTGTTACTGAAGATTTAATTACACATAAACTACATGAAGCGGAAAAGCAGGCTATTGATTCTATTGCAATGGCTAAATTTGGAAAGCCCTTAGCAGATTTAGGCGAAGATGAAAAGATGCAGGTATTAGGGCATCGAATGAAGCTAATAGGTGAAGCCGCTGAAGAAGCTCCGGTTCATCTGCCAGAATTACACGCTGCGGAAGTACAGCATGATATTGGCGAGGCGCGTCAGACTCGTCCGTTAATGAATAATTTCATGTCCGAGCTGGAAAAACTAGGCGTTGAATTTCCTAGCGCGGTCGCTGAGAATGATACAAAAGCGATTGCAAAACAAACCGGGATTTCTAACACAAAAGGCGCTTCTAAAAAGATCGCCAAAGCAATAGCAATCAAAGGCGAAAAAATTGATCCAGCTAGTTTTGCTTCGCACAATGTCAACACGAATGCGTACTTTCGGAACCCTCGTAACAGAACTCAAGTCGCAGAAGCAGTATCAGATCGTTCTAAAGCTGGGCTTAATAAATTTATCGACACGCTAAGAGCGGCGGATGGGTCTAAGATTCATTTTGAGGATCAGACCCATAGGATGCTTTATCATCTTGGTAATAAGCCAGAACGAGCTATGAGCGATGCACTTATTTATAGATTGCAGCAAGTAAAAGGTTATGAAAACAAAAGCCCTAAAGAAATACGCGAAGAGGCTAATTGGCTTCATGTGCATCTTTATGATCTTGCTCGTAGTGGTCGCTTATATACTGAAGGGAATGTATTTCGTTCCACCAAACTGGGCGGGCCTATGAGTTGGACTAAGTGGCAGAAACCACTTAGTAGTGAAGGTGATCTTAATATGGTGCAGGCGACGCGCAAGGCGTTGAAGCAGCACCCAGAAGCGCTTAAGTCTTTCAACTCGCTTGTTCGTACTTTACAAAAAGCCGCTATCAAAACAAACACACCAGAAGAGTACCTTGCTGCTAAGAAGGTATTACAAGAATCCACAACTACCGTACTAGGCCACGCATCCTCCAAGCGAGGTAATGCACATATGTTCGGGAAGGAATAAGTATGGGCGGGTTTAGTAATACAATTGCAAATTTTGCGCGTGAGACGATTGAGAATACCGGGGCTAAACTTGCTACTAAGTTTGGTCCTGGTATTGCCGCATCAGCACATGATCTTAGCGAAAAAGTAGAGTCCGGGCTTTATCACGCGGTTTTTAAACCGGAAGCGGCTTTTAAAGATATTCCCGCTGCTAATAAGCTATGGGAAGCATATAAAGGCCCATATAAAGAGCTTGTGAATAAGCATACAGCGGAGGGGGTTTCTCTTGCTATCAAGACAGGCTCTAATCAACCGATTCATGAAATAGAATCCGAGGCGCGTAAAAAAGCCTCCGATGCAGTATTCGGCCCCAAGCATCAGGTAATACAAGGGGTTCTAAAACATGTCGAAAAGACAGTATCTAAGAACCGTGCTGATATTATTTCAGATCATCTTAATATTCTTTTCAACGAAGCACCTATCAAGGGCGGTCCTAATGAGGGCAAGAGTTCGTTTGATGTAGATATGCGCGGGTCTAAGAAGAATCCTGATGCGGGATTTGCGGGGCCGACTTCTAAATATAGGGATTCTTCGGAATCGTTTATAGAGAAAACGGCTAAGGTTCATCAAGCGATTTTGGCTTACAAAGCCGCTATTCCGCATTTGGCGTCTAATCTTAATATTCTGATTAGTGACGGCTTCAGCACTTACGCTAAAGCTCTTGCTACTAATTTTGGTCCCGGACGTAAAGCTGCGGAGGCGATGGTGCTTTCGAGTAATGCATTAAGCGAAGTTTGGGTTAATGGATATAGAGAAAAGCAAGCGTTCGAGGCTGGGATTATTCACCAGTTCGCCCCCGGAAGTGTAGGTGAGTTTATACACCGGAATATGTATATTCCAGGTATGCAAAGAGTAAGATACGAAACGCTAATGATGTCAGCACACGCTTCTAAATTTGCTGCGGAACACGCAATCGAAGAATTAAAAGCAGGAAATACTAGATATGCACTACCAATGTTTAAAGAGCTTGGATTGGATCATAATAAAATAGCAGCCCAAGGATATCAACTCGCTCCTGATGATATTCAAAAGGTTTATTATCACGGCACTGATACTCGAGCATTCCTTAGTCAAAAAGATAATCGTTCTATTATAAGCCAACGTAGCCCTATTTTTCGTATAGCTGGAGCATTTCATAACTACGTTGCTTCTCAATCAAAATTTCTTAGAGCGACTTTTAAAAGACAATACGAGCAAGGAGATTTTGTTGGGATCGGTCGAAATATTGCATTGTTAAGTATGGCCTTCCCGGTACTTGGTGCGACTATCTACGAATCCGAGCGGCTACTTAGTGGTAATGATTGGGACGATCCAGCGGGGCATTTAGAAAAACGAGTCGAAGCAACACCAGCAGGGATGGCGTATGATGCTGTTACTGGTAAGAATAATGCTACTTCTGGAGCGCAGGCTGCTCTTGCTACTATTGAAAATTTATCTCATCTGGCGTCCTTTGGAGTAGCTACGGGGTATATTAGAGGAGCGACACGGTCGCACTTAGCTAATCAGATATTAGGTCCAGATGCAAATATGCTTGTCCAAGGGCTTGAAGACGTACAAAAAGCACTGCATACAAGCAATAAAAAACCCGATGCGTGGAAACCGTTAGCTCGTGATATAATGAGCGACACTCCATCATTAGGACTTGGACAGATAGCAGCGCACCGATTGCTTCCTACTAAAACTGAAGAAGCACGAGGGAAGCCCAAAAAATTTAGGCGCTCTCGGCCTAAACCTGAGGATAATAATCCTTTCAATGCAACTGATTTTAAATATTAAAGTACAGGAGAAAAACAAATGGCTGGTATGTCAGCAAATATGAGTCGTGATGAAGTGCGTTCTAAAATTAAAGCAGTTGAGTGCAATAACAACAATAGCGGTAGCAAAGCTCCCAAGCTCCCTATGAAAACAACCTCGAAGCAGTAAAGGATACGGATAATGTCTTTGCGAATCGCACTTACTAGCTACACTGGCTACGGAGCACATTTCATTCTTCGACTTCTCGCCGAAGGACACAAAGTTGACTATTACTTAACGGAGCCAGATTATGCTAATATTCTTGAAGGCATTATCCCGAGTCCTTATATCCAGGCTCGTGGGTCAAAAGGATACCCTAAATATTCGAAGTACGATCTATCAATATTTGACCTTACAGGCCGCGAGCGGTGTGCTGAGTATTCAGCAACGTGTTGCCCAACTATTGGTGACGGCGCGTTTAACTGCGCGGTTGAAGACGATCGCATGTTTGGACTTAACGCTATGGTCGAATGTGGGATTCAAGTACCCCCTTTTGAAAGATTCACGGATGTGGGACAAGCTAAAGTTTATATATCAAAATCGAAAAAGCGATACGTTTACAAACCGGACGGCGGACAGGAAAACGACACTGATACGACTTACGTATCTAGCTCTGATACAGACATGCTTGATAATATTGACAAGTTGTTTGCTAAAACTAAAGGCAGTCCCTTTGTCCTCCAGGAGTTTATTAAAGGAACTGAAGTATCTGTAGAGGGATGGTTTAATGGGGATGAGTTTTATCTTGTTAATGTGACGCTTGAAGAAAAAAAATTCATGAATGAAAATCATGGGCCTAATACTGGTTGTGCAGGGAATTTGGTATTTTATCTTCGTGAGTCTGCGGAACTATATAAGCAGGGACTTGAGAAAATGAAGCCGTATCTTCGTAGTGTTGGCTATACAGGGATGATTGATCTTAATACTATTGCCACTGATAACGGGCTTTATGGACTTGAGTGGACTCCGAGATTTGGGTACGATGCAAGTGCTACGTTGATGCAGATGTACGGCGGTAATATGGGCGAAATGATGTTTAAAATCGCTACAGGCCAAGTACCGGACGAAAGCTGGCGCGGGGAGTTTGCTGCGGGAGTCCGAATTAGTATTCCGCCGTACCCTAGTGAAATTAAGGGCAAACATCCAGCAGGACTTCCGATTAAAGGTATCACGCCAGCGGATTATGCAAGCACTTATATGTATGATGTGATGCTTGATAAGGATAAGCAGCTTGTAAGTGCGGGGCACTCCGGTTTCATAGCCGTGCCGACTGGATACGGGCGTGAGATTGGAGATGCTTGGGCTATGTGTAATGCACGGATTAAGGAGATGAAAATCCCTAATATGCAGATACGCACTGATATCGAGAAGACTACTACTAAACGGTATAACGAACTTTCAAGAATGGGGTTGCTTTAATGAAAATAACTTCAGCTACTATAGAGCACGGGATGCAACGGTATCCTACTGTTGGTGATTGGTGGTTTGAGAACGGTAATCTACTGGTGTTTGTATCCTCGATGCAGAATGAGGATTATGAATTTCTTGTAAGTATTCACGAGCAAATTGAAGCGTATTTGTGCCGTAAAAATAACGTCAGCGAAGAAGAAGTAAGCGCGTTTGATATTAAATTTGAAGAAGGTCGAGTAGAAGGTAATGTGGATGAACCGGGTTGTCATCCACTAGCACCTTATTTTCACGAACACGCAATCGCGACTAAAGTAGAACGACTCCTTGCAGAGTGCATGGGTGTTGATTGGGATGGGTACGATAAAGCCGTAAATAAATTATAAGGAGCTTAAATGGTAGGCGAGAATTTAACTCTAGCGCAAAGACGTGGTGACGGAACTATGCAAGTATGGCAAGATGGGGAAAAATTTGGAATAGGCATTAGAAAAGAATTTGTTTCCATGTTTATATACAATACCGAAGCGGAAGCACAGGCTGTTATAGATGCTGCAAGCAATATAAAATAAGGAGAAATAATGTCAGGCGCATCTACAACTTTTACTTTAACTGTTTCGGATCTTAGTGGGCAGGTGTGGAAGAATGGGAGTATTACTTATCAATTCTTGCCTAATCCTACATACAGCGGTATTTATAACTGGGGCGGAACTCCTTTGCCGCTTAATTATAGATTTCCTACGACTATATCTTTAAATAGCTCGGGCTATGGTACTTTTACTGTCCCGTCTTCTACTGATATTGCTCCGGCAAATAGCGCATGGTCTATTACCGTAACCCCAAATGCGTCTTTTCCTAGTTTTGTATTTGCTATCCCTGCCGTTGGCACGACGGAAGATATTAGTACTATAGTTAACGCTGCTATTAATATTGTAGGTATTGGAGGAGCGTATTTTCCACGGGCGTATAATGATAATGAAGTTAAAGTAATTCCAGGACAAGGCGCGTATTATTACAATACAAGTACTAAAAGCACACGAGTATGGGATGGGTCTAGCTGGTCAGATTTAACTACTGCGTCAAATCTTGTACTTACTGTACCTCTGACCACAACACCATATGGGAGTGGGTTTTCAGTAATTGCTAACAACGCGAGTCCTTCGGATATTTACAATACAATCTATACCGCTGGAAAACCATATGATGTTATTGTAGGGGCTATAGTAATTCCATCCACTGCTATACAATACCAAGTAGATGCAGTAGCAGGGTATGTCGAAAATCATTGCACTGTTTCTAATGCGGTAGCGCTTTTTGGACAAGCTCTGCATAAAGTGACAGGAGGGTCTAGCTGGGGACAGGATGTTGTATTTGCAGATACGGCTACTACCGCCGCAACAGTGGGATATGCACAAGAACTTGATACACAACCATTTGGACCTGCTTCAAGCTACCCGCAAGATTATTCTTTGATGGGATCTTTTAATTCTCTTTTCGCTCCGCAGGCAGGGCTGTTTGGTTCTGCATTCGTAGCAGCTAGAGGAGAAGTAGGCCAGTGGAAACTTGCGTTTAATTCTTTTGCAGGGGCTGCTTTTGTAGGTTTAAAACTTAGCTACCAAAGCGCTACTGTATTTCCTTCGGATAGTCAATATATTAACCTCGTAGCTAACGATGGCACTGCTGAGCAAAGTTCTATTATTCAAACTATTGCAACTACTAAAGGACTTAGATTAACTCCTCCTACAGGTGGAAATGTTGAAATAAACGGTGGTTCTCTTGTTGTAGTTACAGGAAATGGTTCTGTAACCGCACCGCTTATAAATGCAAGCAGTGTCGATCAGACTGCTTGCGGAATTACTAGCGGGGTTAGTTCTACTACTATTACCGGAAATAAATTTGCATTTAAAAGTTATATTTTTGGATCTACAGCTGCACGATGGAGTGCTTCGTATTATTCAGAATACGGGGCATCTTACTATGGAATGTGGTTTGGAGCTAATGCGTCTGCGCCTAGTAGCGATGGGCAAATTATTCGGATGGACTCCATTAATAGCTCCGGAACAACTTTAAATGCTTTTTTACAACTCGATCGGAATGGGGTTTTTAATTTAAGCGGTGCTCTTTCTTATAATTTTCAGGGGAGCGCTCCTATTACTACGAATAGTACTATTAATGCTTCGGGGTATTCTATAACAGGAACACCGGGTATTAGTACTACTGTGGCATTAGCAAAACTAACAACATCCGGAACAAATGGTTCTCTTACATTTGCCGGCGGGCTTTTAATATCTAAAGTAGATCCAACATAGGAGAAAGTATGAACTGGAAGGGTATTATTGGAATGTTGTTGCTCGCCGCTTCTTCAATTGGATATGGGCAGGCGCTTTCTACTAGCGCGACAATCACAGACAGTGATGGAACAGTATGGGCCGGGGGAAGTGGGACTGTTGTGCTTTACAGTCCTAGCGGCCCAGCAAATTATAACGGGACGTCAATACCAACGGCGTCCCAGAACTTTGCTCTTGATTCTACTGGGTCGTTTAGTGGGCTTTCGTTATATAATACAAGCACGATGGCTCCTATTAGCGCATCGTATACATGGACGTTGTGCTCTAAAACAAGTGCTCCGTGTTCTGTATTTAACGCTCCGGTTACTGGTACAAACCTTACTAACTCTCTTAGTGCTCTAGTAACAGCTCCGCGTTTTACTGCTGTATCTGGATCATTTGGATACTCAGATGTGGAGGTTAAAAATCCTGGAGTTGGTTCAACGTATTTTAACGTTCTTTCATCTGTATATCGAGTTTTTAATGGAACAAATTGGGCTAACGGAGGAAGTAATTCTACGCCTTATATTGGTCTAATAGCCACTCGCGCTGAAATATCTACTCAATCTGTAGGTGGCGGCACCGCTACTTGGATTATGAATAGATCAAAGCACGTTGCAAGAGCGGTAATACCAGCAAATGGAATTAAAGTTGTTTGGGGTAACTACTATGTAACTTCCAGTAATGTAGAAACTGGTATTGGAACGGCTACTTATAAAGTAGCTATTGAGTACCCTTTAGGTACTATTTTACCTTGCACATTTGGTGGAAATACTACTATATCTGTAGTTGCTTTAGCAGATGCTATTACAGACTACTGCGGTCCTGCGGTTCCTAACGGAGCTACTTTTTGGGTGCGCGCTTTGTACACTAATCCTAATGGTATTATGTTTAATAACTATCTAAGCGGACACTATTCTACAACAGATGAAGGAGTTGTTTTTGGAACCGGGACCCCTAATGATCTTGTAAATAGTGGAACTGTCCCGACTGGGGTGGGAAGTTTAGCATTTCAACCGTATGCGATTATTGGTAGCACAACACGATCTGCTATTGCATTACTCGGAGATAGTCGGTGTGCTGCACAAGCGGATATTTCTACGGATTTTACTTCTGACGTAGGTGAAGAGGCACGTTTTATTGGACCTCTTTTTGGTTATACAAAAATATGCGTATCTTCAACTAATGCTGGGCAGATAACGGGAGTTAATGCCGGTAATTTTACCGCTCGACTTCGATTATTGACCTATGCTAGTCATAAAATAGATGCGTTTGGTATTAATGATTTAGCTATAGGAACAAGCGCAAGTGCTTTAGCTGCCTCTCGAACACAGATAGCTTCGTATGGTGGGAATATTACTTTTGGCACTACTCTACCAAGCGAAACATCTTCTACAGATAATTGGGCTACGACAGGAAATCAAACTATTACTGTGAATGCGTCCGCATTTAATACTTTAGTTCGGGCAGGTATTTCCGGGGAAGTTAATTATATAGATTTCGAGAATGCGGTGGACCCATTAGGGATTAATAAATGGCCTGTTTCTAAAATAATCGGAGCCACAACCGGCACAGCAAATTTTGCAACTGCTGATGGGATTCATGAAAATCAGTTTATGAATCAAATTATAGCGCAAATTTTAGGATATACTGCAAATTGGTTTACAAGGTAAAAAGATAACATGAAAAATAAAAATGCCCACTAGATTAAGTTCTAGTGGGCATTGCTTTTTGTATTAATATTGCTGTTCTTCTATTTGTACAAAATCCCCCATACTTGCGTCAACGCCTATACTATAAATCTTTGCAAGCACTTCATCTTCTCTCATACAGCGAATTTTAGCATTGCCTTTAAAGGGTAGATAGTAGCCAGTGTGTGCTCCGAATAGTACACGCTCGCCTATTTCACGTTTAGTTACAAGCGGCCCTTTACTCACAATAATTCCCGAGGTCGGGATAGCACGAGCGTTTTCGGGAAGCACAAGCGTGTCACCTTTGCCTTTACAGGTTTTGCAATCCTCTCCTACTACTTGCTTAACACAAATGTCTTTTAAGCGGCATGTTTTATTAGTGCTTGTTACTCCAAATTCACGCCCCGCTCGGAGACAATCACAGGCGATGTATTTACCAGTCCCGTTACAATCTTTGCACTCGTAGCCGGATTTGAATTTGTCGATAAGGATAAGAATTTTATCTTCAACAGCCTCTAGTCCGAGTTTGCCAGCTACTACGAAAATTATATTCTCTTCTCGTTTTACATCTAGGGTTTCTTCTTTTCGGTCGAAATTCAACTGTTCTGCGCTCTGCATTTATGGCTTCCCTTTCACACTAAATTTATACCATTGCTTACCGCCCTGACTGAAGGCGGTAATTATATGGCTGATTTCTAAAGTCTTAAGGATTCTATCAATATCATCCATCGTAGCATGACGGTGATTGTCTCGGACTAGCTCGCTTCTATTACAAAGCCCTTTCCTTTCTATGTAGGTCATTATTTTTGCGGTCGCCTCAGCCAATGAAGATTCCCCGACCCCCCTAAATGTGATATCGAGAGTATCGAGAACAGACTGGACGAAAGCAATAGCGGTACTAAGACACCACCTGTCAATAACCAAATTATCAGACCCAGCAGCACTGAGGCACATAGCAACTTTAATAACATGGATGTTCTGCCTCGCTTTGAAGTGTCGTACTACGTCCGAGTCGTGATCTGTTGTGCGGATGGTTTTGTAGAATGAGGACCACAAATGGTATGCTTCGTTGTCGAAAGTAAACTCGCCGTGGAGATGACTTATAATTTCCAAATCATCACGCAAATTTTGAATAAGGACTGGTCCGTTCTTAGTATCCTTAAGAGCCACTGGCCACGGGAGATCTTTTGATTTTTCATTTGCAAAGACGAATATAGTTCTAGCAGTAAATCCACCGTTGATCGCCTCAGCCGCATTTTTTCCTCCATTAATCTTTCGGATAAAATCGGGGACGCACGCACCAATAAGACTAACGCACATATCCTTAACGTGAGAGCTACCTTTGTTTTTAGTATCATATTCAAACTCATTTTTATCCCATGTATCACAGAGGAAAGAGGTCATCCAGTCGGATGAGCTTAGAAAAGTAGAAAGCTCAGTTGCCATAATAACCGCCGTGGCTTCATTACCAGCTACTATTTGACCCGCCACAACACTTTGCGTCTGGAACCCATTCGCGAGTTTTTCAATAATCTTTGGTGCTGTGATTCGATCGGATAGATAATTTGATAGTACAGGTTTATAATCTTTGATAAAGGCATGAGCAGGGTGTATAGCAGAGCCTTTCCCCACTCCCGGCGGGCCAACCAGTACGATATATTGGTTGGGATATACTTTGTAAGTACCACGATTCACCCACACTTTCTTCTTAAGCACTGCACTTATGACTGATATTGCGGACCACATTGTAAACGCTGACGGGGCTTCACTTACCGGGTCAATCGCGCTAACATACGAAGTCACCCAATTGTTTAGCTTCCGTGGCGGCATCTACTTCATCTCCCTGTGCGTCTACTACACGTTGCTCTTCTTTGTATTCTTGGAGCTTGTACCATGCTACTTGGAGGTCTGAATAAGATAAGTCCTCTACTTTTTTAGTCTTAGTGATTGCGGATTTGAGAGTCTCGGTATGGTAGAAGTCATAACCAAATTCTGCCTCCCAAGGTATTTCTACTTCGATACCGTTATGAAATCGTATCGTTCGTGTCGAATGTTTACGAGTGTTTTGTAAGTGATCCCAAATTGAATCTACATTGTCATCTATTTCTTGTATGATAGAGTCGTGAGATTCTTGGATTACTTTACCGGCGTATCTACTATCACCACGCTCGATGCCGTAGACGGTGAATCCGGTATTATCGCCCACCGATGATTGAGGTATGTAGCTGTATGCTTCGTTAAATATTTTGTTATTCGATCCGCTCTCTCCGGCCCTAAGTCCGAAAAAGATTCTTTCTCTCCCAAAAGGTGTTCTAAGGGTACGGTCTTTGTAGAGGCATTCTTTAATGTACGCATGAAAAACTCCATCTACGCTAGGATCGACTTGATTAACTTTCTTAAGAATCTCATCACACTGATGTGATGTTAAGGAGTGACCTTCCTTAGCAAGAGAATCAGACATTGTGTTACCACGCATACCATAATTGTTAGCGTGCCGTGTCTTCTTCCCTAAAAATCTTTCAATGGAATCTTTCCATTCCTTCTCGGTATAATGGTCCCAAGGGATATCAAAGATAAGGCAACCGAGTTTACGATGCCTATCTACACCAGATCGTAGATCATCTAATGCCTCCATGTTATTAGCAAGCGCGCTCGTAGGCCAATCCTCGGCTTGCATTTGATCGACCATTAGAAAGATTTTACCCGGTCGTGCTACTAGGCATCGACGGAAGATTTTGGCGAGTTCTCCGTGCTTAGGGAAATTTTGTGCGTTTCCTCCATAACCGAAAGAATGCTTCCTAGATCCGCGGCGTCCTGTAACAGTACCAGCACAATTGTAATTTGTAAGGAATAAACTATAGTCCCCACAAGGAAAAAGATTAGCATTGATATATCGTGCGCGAAGTGTAGATAATTCTCGTATACGTAGCAAAGCGCGAATTGCTGGATCGCCGCCAATAGTATTAAACTGATTCGTAGCGTATATTTTTTGGAGCGTAAGTTCCGCAAGTGATTCTTTTGCAATATAGTTTCCATCCTCATCACGACCACTCACTTTCGGGATTTTAAATCCCATTCTTTTTAGTTGCTCTAGTGGGGTATTAGCACCGCTACTGCTATTAAGATTAATACTAGCACCTACTAGGGGCTTATTGGCACTACCGATGTAGCAAGGTACGTTCCAAACTTGCGATACTACGTTGCACTGCGATAATATATCATTGTTTATATACTCCGATGCGTCATCTAGTCTTTTCTTATCGACTACTATTCCCCTAGAGTCGATACGATGGTAAATCGCTTGCAACTCGTGTAGGTATTGGTTTGTTATCTTGTCCATCTTTATCCGCCCATTTCTTATGGTCATATTCTAAAATCTGATTACAAGTCCAACATTTACACGATACTCCAAACTCTCTTTCTGCTTGGCAACTTCGACACCACGCGTGAAAACTAGAAGTCATAGCATCTCCGATAAAGTAAAATAAGGGACTCCCAAAGCAGGAGTCCCTTTTTGTTTTTACTGCATTGCACGTTGTACAAGATCAATCCAACCGCCAATTACAGCGATGGATGCCGCCATTGCTTCGTTCCAATATACCATAATATTTTCCTTTCTTAAAGATTACGCAGCAGACCCTTTTTGTTTAAGTGTTATTCCAACTAGATGGATGTTGAGCTAGATTAGGCTGTACCGGCGCGCCTAGAGTTCCAGCGAACATACTAGTAAGCGCGGTAATCATAGCAGCGGTCATATTAGCTCCGTAGAATTTGAGGTAATAAAGACCGTCGTAGGAAAAGTCGCACTGTGAGGTTGGGGTTGCCGTGATAAATGCAACGCCTTGGAACTGCTGGGGCGCTTTGATAGCCGTCCAAGAAGCTCCAGGGAGGGTTGTACTTATAGCGGTGTTGTATTGTGCAAGGGTGCAGTTAAAGGTAAGGTTGTATTGGATAGAGTATTGAAGTCCCACTTAGACACCTGCCTGTGCTGCGAGATTTTCCTCTTCGGTTTTTTCAGCGAGTGCTAGTGGATCGCCGGGATAGCCAGTACCGTCCCCGGTAGTAGTCCAATCTCCGCCGTCAAGATCATCGCCACTCGTTTTATTAAGCGCAGCTTGAATATCAGCATCAGTATGAGAACCATTAAATTCCATTATTAGAAAGCTCCTTTGGTTTTTGTTCTGCGAGTAATCGAGCATTTTGTGCGTACTCGATAAATTTTTGGTTTATCTTGCCGAGATGTGCTACTAAGCTCGGTTGGTGGATGTTTTTTAAGATCGTAGCGAAATTCATGAACTCAGAATTGATCGCGGAATAGAGTTCTTCTTGAGAGTGTTCGTCGATTATCATAGTAATCCTCTTTCTTGCATTTCGATTTCTTGTTTTTCATAAATTTCGTAGGTTACTAGCACATCCTTACAGCCGTACCGTTTTAATTGCGCTAAGTCTTTAATAGACCAGCCATGGCCTTCCGACTTGTAGTAAACCTCGCGCGTATACTGCCTTGTCTGAAACTGAAGCGTATGTTTTAACTCAGCCCAGAGTAAGTGATGCCGAATCATAGTATCTCGGCACTTATCTAGTGGCAAGCGAAAACCGAGCATCTCGTAAAAATTTGCATCAAAGTTAAAGAAGTTTTGGCCAATTGACGGAACCTCCCACATCAACTTAGCAAGATGTTTCCACAATTCCCGTGTCTCTACTGTACTCGGACGAAAGAAATCAAAAGAAATAGAATATGTAGCAGAAATAGCAAGAGCAATAGTAATAGGATACCCTGGTAATATCTTGTAGAACTGAGACGGTTGAGTTTTAGTAGGAGCTTTTGGATAGATCGTCTCAATATCGTTTGATATAAACTTGTGCTCAAGAAAAGAATCAATGATATAAAGCAGCTCGTCAAAAGATTCAAATTCGATTTTATGTTCACGTATTGGCAAGGGTTCAAGGGAGCCATGTTTTTTATAATACTCCAACTCACTGTACGCTTTGCCGAGGTCGCAATTAATAACTATATCTCGTTGTTTCCACTGCTTGACCACGTTAGCAGGGCCCAGAGTGGGGATAATATAATGAGGCCAATCAAAACGGTCACAAGTAAGCAACGATCCGCAATATTTTGAAATCTCCGAATCTTCATCGTCTCCTATTTTCCGTCGTTTGAATTTGGTCTGCATTTCTTTCGCATACCATTTTCCAGCGTTGTCCAGAGGTATAATAATACGGGGTTTATGATGATGTAAGTAAGAGTCGATATCGCCGCCGTTAGTAGGGCTATCAGTATCGGGACGAATACAAGTAGTATAATAAGAATCAAACCCCGCCTCCTTCATCATTTTATCAAAGACATAGCCCATATTAGAGGAAAAAAGGTAGCCTTTATCTATGTCACTAGATAAAGGCTTTTCACAAATAACCCATACAGGCGAGTCAGGGGAACCTTTGGGGCTTATTATTGGCACGGGAGTTATTCCTCTTCATCATCATCTTCATCATACTCATCATCGTCGTCAAAATCTTCGTCATCTAGCAACTCATCTTCATCTTCGTCATCATCAAACAATCCCATAACATAATCTCCCTTATGCTTAGAGTTAAAAAGAAGGGCGCTGTGATAGCCGCCCGTTATTAGTGCTTACGACTTCTTAGCAAGCAAATCCTGAATATGTTTAATCTTCGGAAACTTAGTAGCACAATCCGGCACGTTGCAGAAGTAGCGCCGAATCTTGTTATTATCACGGCCTTGATAATTATCAACCGCAACTTCTACCTTGCCAATCCGTCCAACAAGTGGTCCCTTGTAAACCCACGTAGCGGGATCATTTTCCTGGAACTTAGCAGGATCGCCATCCCAAGCTCCAGCAAGCCAACTATTCTGCCCGTCCGTTTCCATTGGAATACCAAAGCAGTGCGAAAAATCCGGCCAAGTAAACGCGCCGCCTTCATTAAGGGAATCGAAGAGTTTACGCCCCGCATACTCACTATGGTTTACTACTTCCATGCGCGCGTTGAGATTAGTGGAGCCGGTTTTTGCTTTCGATGGCTTAAACGCAACCAGCTTCACTTCATACTGTCCTGCGGGGAATACTTCCTGTCCTTCGAGCTTCTCGTTCGATACTTTCATCGGGAATGGCATTTGAGTTATTTTCCTTTTAGTTTGATTTGGGTTGGTTTTTGTTTTTATAAACCCTGAAGATAATCATGCGTTCGTATTATCGAAGCATCTTCAGCATCAGGTTTTAATCCAGTTGAAACACTACCTCGACCTTCTTCTAAATCGACATCAACATAACAATGTCCTGCTGACACTGGTTTGAAGTTAGGATCGAGTATTTGTAAAACTTGTGCTATATCTATATGATTTAGATAATTTGGAAATATAATAGGAGTTTTTTGTACTATTCCTAAATATTTTCTTTCAAACATTACATATTTCATATAGATCCTTTATACGGTGAGTATAAACTTAGGCGTCGTGAGTTAGTCCGAGAGCTTTGCGCCAATTTTTCACAAGAGGTTCAAAAGCATCGGAAGAACCAAAATCAAATCCCTCGCAAAATACTTGACAACCAGCGTCGCCGCAACTCATTATAGCTATAATCTTATCTGCTCTAACAAGCCCTGGAACATTAGTTACTAATGAAGTAAATTCAATAAGCATTACACTCCCCTCGCTTTCTTATCTTTCGCAATCATCTGAGCCAAATCAATCGACTCAAATTCCTCTAGCTTCATAGTAGTAGAAGCCATAAATTCACTATTCGGTTGGGTTTGGATTACTCGCTTGCCGCTGTAATCGAGAGTAACTCGGAATACGTCATTGAAGATGCTAAGCAAAGTAGAAAGATACTGAGGCTGGATAGTCTTACGCCCAGTATAACGTTTTTCTTCTTTTGTACTTTTTTGATTATCTTTCTCATCAAGCTCATGGAATATTGCAATAACATTCCCGAGAGCACTAAACCGCCCAATGAGATATTCCAAATAACCTCGGTTTCCATTGATTATGTCCCATCCTTGTGCGATTAGGAGTGTGTTATTGCCTAGCTTGATTTTTCGTGAAAACTTCGGCTCTTGCTTCATAAGTTCATGCTCACAATACGCACGAAGAAACGTGATAGAATCCAGCACATAGGTCTCAGGAATCGGACGCCCCATGCTTTTATCGTACTCGAACATGCTAAGGTCTTTTTCTAATTCCGTCACAGCAACTGGAATTGCTGGGTTTAAATCAGTATACGTCTTAGAACGTATATCTGTCCGCTTAGTACGCTGCACGTATTCCTTCACAGACTCAAACCTAGTATCAAAGTCCATGTGAAATATCGAGCCGGGGAAAGACAAAGCTAAGTTAGTTTTACCGGCCTTAGCTTCGCCAACGATTGCGATTTTGAAGAATTGCGGAGCGGTCAAGTCTAATAGACCGCTTATGTTTTCGTACATTTAGTTAGCCCTCAGGAGTATTTGGTTTGTTTTGTTCTGGTAATGTATTTGTATTCACATTCGTCTCATCAACATTAAGCCCCGCGGTCATCTGCTCATGCAGCAAACAAACTTTACCGCCCGGAACTACTTGATTAGGACATTGCATACTATTAGGCAACATCACGTCACAACGCTCGTCAAGAAGCATTATTTAGACTCCCATATTCCTTTGCGTATTTTAGCGATTTTAATTATAGTATCGCAGTATGTAATTATACTACAAAATACTGTGACACAAACTACAATAAGCGTCATGCCAATGACAATCCAATTAAGAAGCATTCTTGATCTCCTTCCCACAATCCTCGCAGTAGATTTTACGTCCTTGGTTTAAATGCGAACCAATCTCGTAGAGCGCACGGTCGCCAGCTTTTAACTCGGTCCCGCATTCGGCGCACTTGCCGTCACGGTGAGTTTTAATCCATACGTTATCGCTCATGCTTTATTCTCCTAACTAATATCTGGATTCCACGGTTCAGCAACTTTAAAATCTTGATTCAAGATAGCAAACATCCCGCTACTGCTATTTTGGCGGTGTAGATTTTTAAATTGGCAATCAGTATGAAAGAAATTGCTGCATACCGCCGTATTCCAATCTGGTTGCTCGCCTAGCGTTATCATATCGTAAATTTTATGAAACGTTCGTAACTGGCGCAAGCGATACTGCTCTAGTTGAAAGTCGGTTTTAAATAACGGTACGCGTTTAAACCGCTCCATCGCATCTGCATTCGGTGTTACTTGTCCAAAGTTCATCCAGATACGATCTACTTTACGTCCAGCGGCCAATTCGGGGAAGTTTTTTTGCACTATATGCCGCGCTGCATATACATAACCAGTCATACCTTCTTGCGGATCGTAAGGTCCGGTAGGGTTGCCTTTAAAAAACGCGGATGTTTTATGATCCATCGGCCCTATTGCGGAGCCGTTATCTACTAGCAGGTCCATCCGTCCGGTTAGGTAGCAGCGGACTTCTATATCATCCCACCCTCTGCCATTATCATATCGGCCATAAAATTCTCCAAGCGGCACTTCTCGCTTTTTTCCAAAAGTAATTTCAATCCCAATAACCCTAAGCCGATCAACTTCTTTCGCAAAATGTTCCGCATACTGTCCCATCATAGCAACAAATCCATGCACTCCACCTAAGACCTTGTACATTTTATGATCTTCATGATAGTGCATCTCGGATTCGTGCCAGAGTGTTACAGCACTTGTTAGCCACGCATTTAAATCAAACGATTCTTTTTGCATCGCAACATAAAACCGCTCAACCATCGTATGAAACGCGATACCAAAATCAAGATTCCAATTACGTCCACCGCTTTTGATATTAGCCATCATGCTAAGTTCAAACGAGGCTTCACACATTCGGAATGTTTGCAGTGCATGATGGTCAAGAAATAGCTCGACAACACCATCGTCTGCGATTTGGAACCAGTGATAAAGTTCTGCGGCTTTTTCTATATGCACACATCCTCCCAGCAAATACCACGGCGAATTTTCATAATCATGTTTCTACTTACGTCAAAATCTTTTGCGATTACTGCATTTTTCAAGCCTCTTAAAATTAATTCTTTTATTTTAGTTACTTTCCACTCATTTAACTTTGAGTTCTTTCCACGTCTCACATTCTCTTGATGAGTCACTTCTTCCATATGATCTGGGTTAACGCAATGCCTTGGACAACCCTTATTAGAAAATTTATGATCTAATTCTAGTCCAACTTTTACTTTTCGTTTATGCTTATCCTCAAATAAAAGGATATGCACACGCTTTGAACTAAAAGCTGCATAGCCAGTAGCATTTTTAGCTCCTTGCCATAACCAACACCCGAGCTTTTCGTCGATAATAATTTTGCAGGCTGCTTCTTCGATTGTCATTAAAATTTCCTCAATAATTCTTTAACGGCCAAAGTAGAAGCATGAGTCGGCCCAACAAATTTTTGCATCTCTCGCAGTGCATCTTTTATAGCTAGATTGTAACTTCCTATTTCTATTCGAGGTACAAGTTTAATAGGCTCGCTCATTTCCCACCCCCAATCATAGCGATTATTTGTTCCTGCGTAAGTCCAGCTTTAGCGAGTTGCGTAAGCGCATCGAGTAGTGATTGTCCTTCGTCTTTAACTTTAGTCTTGGTCCTAGTTTTAGACGCTTTCTTTTCACGCTCATGCTGTGATTCTCGCGGCGTATGTACTATCCTAATCCCCGCAAGTTTCCTCGAACGCTCCTGCTTCCGCGATTCCCGCTCCATCAGCATCATATCAACATTAGCCCGATGGTACTCAATAGCCGCATCTATCTCCGCGTCGGTACTATGCTCTATAAGCTGGTTGGCAAACAACCAATCAACACCTTGTAGTTTTATCATAGTCGCTTGATACTTTCTGGAAAAAGACACTGTACCGTTAGGACGGATGTGTTCTACTTCTTTTTCGATTATTGTTTCTTTGATTGCTATGTCGGAAATGCAGTTGGCACAGTAGTTAAGGTCTATGTTAGATTGAAAGTGTTTGCAGTATACGACTGCGCACTTTTTACATGATTTTGTCTGCGAACGTTGGTCACAAGTAACACACGCCGGAATAACATCAGCATCATACTTAGCCATGTTTACTTCCTTATTAAATTTTAACTTCACCTGCAAAGAACTTGTCTAATAGTGCCCTGACAATCTCAGAAGCGCGCCCGTTGTATTCACGAGTTAACTTTTCAGATTGATCTCTATAAACTCTATACCCAGCTACCTCAGTACGACGTTCCGCAGGTTTACGATAATCTGGAATATTAACCTGCTGGTTTGTAATATTTCCAGCCATAATAGTATGCAACTCCCTTAGTAGAATGCGTTTACCAACCCGGATGCCGGGACAAGGCAAATCGCTGTCCAACATGACCAAGCATACAGGGTGTTGGACCCTATGTCAAGGGCAAGCTAAGTCACTGAGCTGCATGACTTTAGGTCCGATACCGGCAAAAGGCCGCCTAGACCCATGCATACATGGCATCTAGACGACCCGGCTTTCTATCTCACTAATTGAAGTCTTTTATAACTATTACGGATTTGCTTGCACTACTTATTTTTAAGCAGTAATCGACATTGTAATTCTATCCGAAGACGTTCTGTCCACGAAGCGAATTCATAATTAGCTTTAAGAATTTTTACTAATTCTTCGTCACTTAGTTCTGTTTCATTTACTGTTTTACGATACAAGTTGTAACCTCCTATAGCTATTGCGGATTTGTTCACAATTTACGAGTACGTTTCCTATATGCTCCATACTTACATAAGGCCCGTGGAATCTTGTTATTTGGTCAAATGCGGGACTTTCTACAAGCATATCTCCTTTTCCGAGGAGTTGCTCTGCTCCGTATTCGTTGAGGATTGTTTTAGAATCGTGGCCGGTTGGCAATCGAAGAGCAATTCTAGTAGCGAGATTCGCTTTAATATCTCCTGTAATAATCCTAACCGATGGTCTCTGTGTAGCACAAATAACGTGAATGCCAGCAGCTCGTGATATCTGGACAAGGTTCTGCAATCGTTTACCAATTCTTGGATAGCTTGCGATTGGCTCGAATCCAGATTTTGCGAGATTTGCATCCTCTCCGATGACGTCTGCGAGTTCGTCGATTATGACGACGTAGTAGGGGAGGGGTTTTTCTGATAATCTATTGTATTCACTTATATTCCTCGCTATTCCTTTCATTTTTTCGGTGCGTTGGCGAACGATATTCATAAGGCGTCCAAATAGTAGATGCACTTTCTCTACCGTGTCTGCTACTTCACAAACATGAGGTAAATCGGCAAACAAAGTTAGATCAAGCTGCTTTGTATCTACCAGCATCATTTTCATTTGTTGGGGGGTTTTGGCAGTTGCTAATCCTGAGATGATGGCAGATAAAAGCACAGACTTACCACCACCAGTGCTGCCGGCCATAAGAATATGAGGACTTTCAACAAGATCAATACTGCGTGGATTCCCGCAAGTATCGACACCGAGTATAATGGGAAGCATATGATTGTTGTTATTAAGTATATGATGCAAACAGGCATCATACGACACAAGTGTTTTCGTTTTATTGGGAATCGCAATTGCAATTTGTCCTCCGATTCTGCTAATTAAGACACTCGGTACACCTACAGCTAAAGCGAGGTCCTCTTCAGCTTTCATGATTTTAGCTATTGGAATATCAGCGCCAAGGGTTAAGTAGTAAGTCGACACGATTGGACCCGCTTCGACTTTTGCTACTTTGCCACTAATTTTAAGCGCCGCTAGTTTGAGGGAGAGAGAGGCTATTACTTGGGCGTGTTCTGGGTTTATTGGTTCGCTCATTTATGCCTCCGTCACAAGAAAAAAAGTGCCAGTGGCTATATCATAACGAAGAATACAACCAAACTCTGTTAAACAAAGTAATTCTCCTTGATGCGAAAATAACTGTATAATTCTACCCCATTTATTCACTGTAAATACTCCCTATTTGCGCGCTCGTACCGCGCTTTTTCTCGTTGGTCTTTTTTAACGCGAGCGTCATTTTCTACAAATTTCTTCTCGCGCTTTTTAAAATGAAGCTCCTTAGAACCACGACAGATTCCTCGGAGCTTCATGCCGTTTATGAAATTAGGGCGGCTCATACATATTCCACGTTATATACATAATAAGCTTTTAATTTTGGTTGGATTGAAATAATCCTAACAACGATTTTTGGTTTGAAGGGATTTAATACTATAATTTCTCCTGGAACATGTTCCATAAAAGTCGCAAGAGTACACATACTCATGATCTAACCCCCAATCTTCTCCACAAACGATTTATCAGCAAGCATGTGCCTATTAACAGGCGCGAGATATTTGAATGCGGTACGAAAATTCGAGGCGCCTTTTTTGAAGTGGAGAAAGATGCCGCCCGTTTTAGATGCCAGTGTCTGCATAAATTCAATAGCACGAGTATCGTATTCGTGCCCAATAAACACAGTATCAATAACAATTCCACGACCTATTAAGTATTCATACTCTTCATTCTCATAACGATTAGGAGAGCCGTCGCTGAAAATAATAGCTCGTGTCAGGTTATTTTCTTCAAACATTCGTTTTGCGGTTTGAACTAAAGGTGTGGATGAGTGTGCATTTAGCTTTGATACTAAAACTGCACACGCAGGAAGATTTTTCATCAACGGATACGCATTTTTGCTAAATGGATACAGAGCAACCGCTGTTTTATCTTTAACACACGAACGCAAAAACTCCTCGCAACCCGCTCTTGCGTCCTCGATTTGTTGTGACATAGAAATAGAATCATCGAATACTATTCCGATTCGATGCTCCATATCGTTAGCGGTTAGTTCTTCGATTGTTTTAGTAGCACGAAAGGCTACCAACTCAGCAGCAGCTTGCGCTTTTTTAGCGGCTAGTCCTGTTAGCGCGGGCTTAAATCCAGGCCGGAAGGGGGGTTTATTTATTGCGAGTTCGTTATTATCGCTCATTACTCAGGCACCTCTACTGTGAATTTGAAGGGGGATACTAATTTACCGCTATCAAAATTATGAATAAACTCTTCAGCCACATCCGGAGTTTTAACATCCCAAATAATGTCATACGAGCCATCAACTGACCAAACAATAATTGTCAACGAACTAATACTAACCTCTATTTTTGTGGGATCGAAATGCCTACGTACTGCTCTAGCAATAGGACACGACTGACGATCACCTTTTCGCCCGTGAGTAATATCTTTCTGTGTTACATTAACATATATTTTTTTCATTTATATTCTCCAATAGCACGCTAAAAACCAAAGCGCACATCACAGGGCCGCTGCTTCGCAGTGCGAATAAGGACCGAGTGTCTGAGCTTTTTAGAGCGTATGCCGCACAACGTCGAACTTTTTACCTTTATTTTTATTCTTCCACTGAATTTCTTCAGTATTTACTGGCGTGTCGTTACCGATAGCTCTTCGTGATAATTGCTCAAATCGAGCTTTATTGTTTGCTTTTATTCCATTTTCTTTATGGTTTTTACAAAACCCCTTCGTACCAACAACCGTAAGCGCAACTCCGTCACATAAGTTGCATTGCATCGTGTTACTCCTCGTCGTTGATTTTTATAGTCGCTTCTTTAAATTTTTCTTCTGCAATTAAAGTAGACTGTCGCAAAAGACCAAGAATCTCATAGTGAGCAAAGTCACCCTCAAACGAAATCTTGTTAACGCCAGTACTAGTATCTTCAATAATTATTATCTTACGCATTACATCTCCTTTGATTTAACATTATTCGCTGCAAATATCGCCGCAATTTGCTCTACTGATATACAATTTGCCCGCAACGCACGAGACAATATTTCGATACTGGCAGATGCGCTTTTAGATACTCGACCGGATCGTACTTGAACAGGATTGCTACGTTTTTGTCTTCGTAAAATATTTGCACCGCGCTCGTGCTCAAAGGCCAATCCCGCGAGAACGCTCGGTTTACCTGTAGCAAATACCTCACGGCGTTCAAGTTCATTTCTAATTGCTCGCGCTGTATCAAGATAAAGGTTGTACTGCTCGCGAAGGAATTGAGTAGAATGCGCTCGTAGAGTTTGTTCATCAAACGATAATAAACCTTGCGTTTGTATTGTGTTATCAGCGGATACATCTTCTGCATCTGTTTGAACTTTACTAGTTCGTCGTAATATCCCAGTTTCATCAGCATTCCTCCTTGTCCAACTATTAGACTCCCACGCTACACTTAAGTGCGAGCACGTATGTTCAGCACAAAAATGAGTGCTGCATATACGGCAAAAGTAAAGGCCATCGTCACTACAAACGCTACAAGGTGGTTCTTCATAATTACCACTCCCTTTGCTGTCGATCATAGATACCTACTAAGTAGCCATATTGAGCTTTTGTTATTCCTTTGCATTTACTTTTACGCATTTTTTGAATAAATTGATACTCTTCAACGGATAAAAGATTGTCTGATATTTTAGACAATCTTGAGAAAGCTCCGTTTTCTTTATACCAACGCTTGTATCTTTTAAATGCCGCTTCTTGTGCGGCATGTACGTTATGATAGACTGTTACAGCGCCGTTAAAATCTACGATCCAGAATAAATCTCCAACTACGCTACGTTGTGAACGGATTTGCATTTTCATTATTGCACCGCTCCTGCGCTATATAGCGTCCACAATCTATTAAGCTCACTCATCTTAGCAGCGTCGCCACCAAGATCGGGGTGGAGTTCTCGTGCTTTGGTGCGGTAAAGGCGCTTGAGGTCTGATAAATCCTGCGCGCTTACATCTACACCTAAGTAATCAGACAACAACACCGCAATAGTAGCTGAAGACTCCTTCGTCGAAGAAACGGGTGCGTCCTCGTAATAAAACTTCTCCGCATACTCTGCGTCTACTTTTACATTAGGTTCGCCCGCAGATGCGCGAGCTGTTAGATCCAGCAACTTAACCGTCCAACCAAACGACTCAAGAGTTATTTTAACCGCCGGCCAATACTCAGCCGCTATTTCCCATGTATGCCCCGCGGGGTTATAATTACGTTGAGTGGATGGAATTTGGGCTTTGAGAAAATTAACCATTGGGGTTACATTCTCAGCGAACCAACCACGACGCATTTGAGTTACGAATTTTATCTCGTAGATCGTATCATTAAACGTCGGTGTTACGTTGACTTGTTTCATTCTTACTCCTTTCTTCTAGTGTTTACTGAACATTTGGGATTATAGCAACAATAATTATCATCAAGTGTCCAACCGCAAAAAGCACACTCTTTGTAATTAATCTCAATTGGTTCAGGTTGGCGTTCCATTTGATTAATCCAGTATCTATCCATGCTGTTACCTCTGCTTGAAATACAAATACAAGTACAAACAAAAATGGCGTACTGAGATTGTTTGCTCAGTACGCCGGGATGTTATAGAGCTAGTATTTGATAAACTAATCGCTTGTGTCTTGGTATTTCAAAGTGTAAATTATTCGCTTTTAGATGCATTAGCCGCAGTGAACTGTGCAAGAATAGCAGCGCGCATCTCCTCAGAAAGACCCGACAACATCTTAGCAGCCTTATCATACGGAGTCATATTAACACGCAGTGCAGGCTCCTGTACAAGTGGTGTTGCATCGTAAGTAGGCTCAACCGGTTGGAATGCAAGCGCGCCATTTTCATCAAGTTCGATCAAAGCAGTCCGAATTTTCTGATTAAACTTTGCGCTAAGACCCTTATTGATAATATTAAGACGTTCTTCAGGATCAGTGATAAGCTCTGCAAAACCGTCCAAAGTACCTGCGCGCGGAGCAATTACAGTCTGCTCAAATGCAATTGTCTCATCGCCCTTGTACTCAGCAGACTTCAACGTAGCAATATCCTTCTCGCTAGAAGTATGCCGTACTGACTTCGGAACAATCTTACCCTCGGCATCCAGCTTTACAACAACAGCAAAATTAATATTTTCATTCTTAATCGCGGGCGTTGCTACGGTTTCGAAAGGCATAATGTTATATCTCCACGTCTTATTGCTAAGAACGTCCATGTTATTGGGGCGGAAGTGCCCAGACATGCTATATCGGATACGATTTTAAGTGCTCCTACTACTAAACTTGAACAGATGCAAACTTAACAAGTAAAGTTTTTACATACAATATCGTGGTCTTGGACACCGCGAACGTATATGTTGTAGTACAAACGCACGAAACTTGGTGCCCCTAAGTGGATTCGAACCACTAAACATTAGATTTTAAGTCTATTCGCTTTGCCGATTTGCGTATAGGGGCTTGGTGTGCTAGCTAGGACTTGAACCTAGAACCTACGAATTAGAAATTCGTTGCTCTATCCAATTGAGCTACTAGCACTTGGGAGGCTTGTTGCCACGTACAGAATGATCTAACATAACCATTTACAACAGGGCCGACTTCTGTAAGAGTACCAGAGAAGGGCCGAGTTGTCAAGGGTTATTTTGCTATCCACGCTTCGAGAGCCTTAGAAGCACATTCACTTCCGCATAGATGTGTGTCGGTGTCTCGAATATTTGAGTTGTCTAATTTGTAAATTTTGAATGTCCCATTTATCTGAGCACCAAACCAACCAACCAAAGACATAGCTGTAAGAATTTCTTGATTAGAACACCGCGCGCATTTAATTGATTCGATTATCAAAGGATACTCCTTCGAAGGGGTCAATAGCAGTAGACGGGCCGAAAGCGCGCCAGCGTTCGTTGCTAAGTTGCCGACGGAGATTCAAAATAATTTGACGTGCTTGAAGTTTTGGACTGCAATAGTCCGTAAGAAATTCAGGATCGCTTGCAAGATGAGAAGTTGCACTCACAAGGGTTTCGTATGCAAATTCTTTATCAAGCGCAACATACGAATCAGTTTCACGACGCATTGGTTTCATTGTTAAGAATACCTCACTGCTAGATTTAGGACATACGACTATTGGAGCGCTCCCGATGTTTAAATATCATAGGCTGCCTCTCTTTGTAGCTATCAAGAGAAGCGCTCCAATGGGCATATGCTGCTCCCATTTTGTTACTACTAAAACAAGAATGTCTGTTTTGTTTTCGGGTAATTAATCGTCTGCCAACAACGTGGTGCGAAGTCATAATGACTAAAACTTAGTGGCCGCTTTTCATCCATCGCACGCATTGTTGCGTAATGAACAGCAAGAAATTCTTCTACATTTACAATCAGCACGTAGGCTCCTTCGTCGATGGTGTTAAATTGATTTTAAATCCTTCGACTATCTTAGTAATAGTCTCGGGGGTTATTTTGTTACCGGGGTGCAAGATAGCATTCCCTTCGCTGTCAAGAATACCCGCCAGAATAGCGGCGTCTTTTTCTGCGATAAGCATACTTTGTAATTCATTTTGGCACTCCTGTGAACAGTATGGATGATTGTCAGATGTTATGTACGAGCGTTCACAGTTAAAACATTCGTGTGCGCTCATTACCATATACTCGCGTAAACTTTGCCAAATAAATTAAACCAAACCACACGATCGAATATGTAAATAAAGCCAAATTTTTTAGCTTTACTTAATTGTGATTGACATCCTTCATCATTGAAATTCCATACGAATTCTGGGTTTAGCATACTATATTTAAGACACATTGGAGGTCTCCTTCGTCGGTATTAAATACCAAAAGACTGCGGGTGATTGAAGCAGTGATAAGACGCGACCATGCACTTAGCGGCTTCGTCTAGATGTTTATTATGTTTAATTTTAGCTTCTGCTAGCATCTCGACAATCTCAGTGTTAAATGGCGCCGTCTTAAACGCGAACTCAACATCTGCAAGATAGTTATTCTGTGCCGCATACAATTCACGTATCGCAGCATCACGCCAAAACTCACAACTCGTTCGGGTCATTGTTTTTATTATCTCCCATATCGTTAGATTCAATTAATTCATCAAGTACAAAACCGGGTTGTGTTAAAAGTAAATCCATTCCAACTTTATTCGATGCCATAACAACAGAACCTGTACGTTTAGCAAGAATCGCGTTAATAGCATCCTGCACATCGGAATCAGGATCAACTTGTGTGTTTTCAAGCGCATCTTGCTCTACTACTGTAAGCGGCGTTGGATTAAGTGTTATTTGAATATGTTGTTTCTTCTCAATCCATTTAGATAGCGATGTACTATACACAGCCACAGCACGATTAGCGTTACCTAATTGTCTCCGCAACTCACGCGCACGTTGCTCATCGAATGGCTGTTTCATCATAACCGCTGACAAATCATCCATTAGATTCTTTTGTACAAGCATCGCTTGTTCGTAATTAAACTTTCGATCTTCCAAACCACGCTCATACTTCGTTTGCTGCATAGAGCCAAAGATAGCTTTATTAATAACAGCTTCTCGCTTCGCATTCAACGCCTCAACACGTTCAAATATCATCTTCGACCCATTCGCAGTACCGAAGAATCTACGCTTACCCGTATTAAGATCATCCTGCTCCGCGGCGTATCTAATAGCAAATTCCTCTTTCAACAGAGCAATCTCACTATCAATCCTCGCAACTCTATCCTTCACTATCTGCCTCATAACTAAAAACTCCTCTCATTGCACTACTCTACTTATAACGCATATAGCGCACGTAAAGAGGCGATAAGAGGAGTATAGGGTATTTAGAGGGCATTGTCAAGGGTCGTAGGCGGGATAGGAACGAGGGCCGCAAGGAGCCTAACCCCTTTGTTTTCACCCACATACACCGTATCGTCCCCCGCCCATGAGTTGTCATCCGAACGAAAAATACAGGAGGCTGGATTGGTTGATTATTAATTCTTCGTTGTTAATAATTTCTCGTTAGTAATATCGCTCGTTCTTAATATTATTAATTTTTTTTTTTTTCCTAATAACTCAGAACGAAGTAATAACAAGCGACAATTATTAATCGACAATCCACGCTCGCGTTCAATCGTTTCCGGCGTAAACTGGTAGGCGGGTGACGGAACAGTGTAAATTGTTGAAGAGAGAGAGGATACATTGGTAGCGGGATACGGGTCCAGTACATACTCAGGACCGTACCGATGCTCGATTCTACACGCTTCGCGTATTATTACGCGCTCCACGTTGCAAATCCAGCAGGATTCGGCGCAGGAGCGGGTTATTAGCGGCTAAGTCATGCGCAGTGGGCATGTATGCGCGAGTGCTCTTGTTTTTCACGTCAGAGCCGATAGCAGTTGTGCTTTGTCCGGCATAAAGGCGATCGTAGAATTTATCCACGCTTTGCATACGCTTCGCGTTCAACTCTACGATTTGAGTCGCGTTTATACGGAGTTGTGCGATTTGCTCCGCCTCGGTGCTGTGCTTCGTTATCATAGTGCGGTCTCCTCAGTTAGCGCGTAACGCTAAGACGTGGCTTGCGCCACGTTTCGACCTATTCATCGCTGCTATCATCATCAGACTCAGACGCAACGTAATCCGTCTCCTTCGCACTAAGCCGCGTGATCACATCGTCAACTTCCTTCAGAGCGCTCGCTACGAACTTGGCCTTAGTGACATCAGCGGGCAGATACTGCTTCGCCATCTCATACGCGGCTTCCGCGCCGCTCTTGAGTCCGCCTTTCATCTTGTAAACGGGTTTGCCGTTTTTATCCTTCCCAAGCACGATCTTGTCGCCGTTGCTATCGCGTTCTATAGCGCCGTTGCGGTAATACTTGATCTTGCTCTTGAGTTGTGACGAGAACGCCGCCTCTACTAACTCCGTCGCGTTATCAGTCAGGGACATAAGCCGTAGCGCATCCTGTTGCGGTGCGGTGAGTGCGATGATTACCGTATCATTTGCCATTGTGTGTATCCTCATATTCTGTAGGTTATATTGTGTAGAAACTATTGCGTATACCGTACATGGTAGCGCGTTGGCGGTACTGGTGCCTAGAACTATTATAGGCCCGCAACTGTGCATAAGTCAGTGGATAAGTTGTGGATAACCACGAATAATAAATATATCTCCCGCCTATTACACACGTTGCGCGTGCTGTCAAGTCGTGTTACAATACCCCCCTCCCCCAAAAAATCCGAATCGCAATTTCGTAGGCCGGGGTGGCTCTATACAATTTTTTAAAAAATTTGCACTTGGTGATTATTAATAAGTGCGTAATAGAGTGTGTTGGTTGTTATTGATGGGACAAATGTTGCTATGTAGCGAGTGTTAATAGCACACGGAGGCGTTTGAGTAGGGCCGTAGGCCGTGTCAAGGCGCTTTTAAGGTGTATACACCCACGTATACGGGGTTGCAATTTTGCCCTTATCTATATATAGTAAGGACTCGCAACCAGACCGGCGCGGGAGTGCGTGGAGATAAATTTATGGGCGGATCGAAAATACTAGCGGCTCTTGAAGAGTTTAAGGCTAAGTATGCGTGGGACAAGTCCCTCATAATCCCCTCCAATGTCTCTACCTCCTGCGTCGCTGGTGCGGGGGCGAGCCGCGGGCACGAGGAGTTTAGTAATACTAGCATCGAAGATTTTCTTCGAGCGGCGAGGAGTTAAGCATGGCACAGACTATTAGTGGAAAGACAGCAATGCACCCGCATCTTAAGATGACGTGGAAGCGTGCTATGAAGATTGAGAAAGTAGCGCGGCTTTCGTTGCATCCAGCAGGTTATTCGAACGAGCAGATTGCTAATTTTCTAGGCTGTGATAAGCAAACGGTTGTGCTGATACGTCAGATTCCGCAGTACCATGCGAAGATGATTGAGCTTCAAAGCGGGCTTACTAGCAGTTGGGATCAAGAGCTACGCACTGATAGTGATAATGCACGCGCGGAGCTTAAGTCGATGTTGCCTGGGAGTATGATGGTCATACGAGATGCTATTCAGGGCAAGTTTGGGGCCGCGTTGCAGTTCAAGGCCGCGCAGGAAGTAATGGACCGCGAAGGAACACTGGCGAAGGTTTCTAAATCTTCCGTTTCGGTTGAGACTAAGCCCAACATGGTATCTGACCCAAACGTAGTATCAAACCTCATGGCACTACTAAGCGGTGCCCCGTCCGTGTCCGACAAGATGAGCGCAGATTTTACCATTAGCGCACAAGATGCAGGTATTCAACAGCAAGGGATGAGTGAAGATAATACTCAAGACACTCTTAACAAATTGGATTTAAGCAATCAGAAGCCTAACTAATAAGCGAACTCTTAGTACACTACTAGGAATTATGTATGCCGGAGCACACCCCTCTCCGCTTACTGGGCGCTAAAACTAGTAGCAGGAAAAGTAAATCAAACGTAATTAGTTAGGCTTTGTAATATTAATAGACAAGAAACGCCCGGACATTTAGCAGCCCAGAAAAAGGGGTGCCTGCCCGCGAAGCGGGCCATACGAGGGTAATATGTTTGTTCTTAAAACTCCAGTAGTTTCGCAATACAGATGGAGAAGAAATTATACTCCTTCGCGTTATGGTTTGGAGTGGGATGATTTTAGTGTTACTCTTCGTATGAAGTACAAACGTTGTCAGTGGTGCAATAAACTGAAAGATAAGAAGAATCTCGATGGTCACCATATTGGTTGTGTTAAATATAATTATGAATTTTTGCTTGACGAACGTGTTGTGATAATAGTTTGTCGAGAATGTCATGATATTTTGGAACAGTGGTCACGTATTAAACTAGAACAAATGCTTCCACAATTATTCGAGAATTAAAACTATGTCATACACTCAGCAAGATTTAAAAGATGTTCTCGATAAAGCTGATGAGTATGAGTATAACGAGACGGGTGGACTTTATCTACCGCGTAGTGTGACTAATAGCTGGCGTGTTATTCCGCCGGTGCACCAAGATGAGAAGACGCTTCGTACTATTCATCGGTTAAATGCGCTTGGGTCTTTCTATTATCATGCTACGCAAGTACTTGGGAAGCATAAGTTTCAGAAGAATCCGATACAAGAACAGAATCTTCATTATCAGATGTGTAAGGTAGTAGAAAAAGATTGTCTTAAAGAAGTTATTGAAATCCCACGAGATCACTTTAAGTCCACTGTTTATAGTGAGTGTTTCCCTTCTTGGCGTGCTTTACCTTATTCAAACGAAGATGAAGACTACATGCGTTCCCTTGGTTATGGGGATCGTTTTATACAGTGGATGCGGTATTGTCACAAACAAGATATTCGAATTTTACTTGTATCTGAAGTCATTACCAATGCCAAGAAGTTGGGAGTAAGACTACAATCGCATTATAATGATAACGCGCTCTTTAAATATTTATTCCCCGAAATTCTTCCAGACGCATCTTGTACCCAAAATGATGAATCATTCCATCAAATGCGTACTAAAGCCGGCAAGATACAAGGCGAAGGCACATTTGATTTTATAGGCGTTGGCTCCGCTCTACAATCTCGTCACTACGATATAGTCGTACAAGACGACTTAGTTGGACGTTCTGCATACGAGTCCGAAACAACAATGCAGAAGACTATTGAATATCACCAGTTACTTGTAGGAGCTTTCGATGCCGCAATTGATGACGGTGGCCGGGACAATGATGAAATTGTCGTTGGTAATCGCTGGTCTTATAAGGATCTCAATTCTTACATTCGTTCTAACGAGCAGTACTTTAATTTCACTACTCATTCCGCTCTTGGTGGGTGCTGCTCTTTGCATCCTTTTGGAACTCCGATCTTTCCCGAAGCGTTCAACTTGGAGAAATTGGCGCGGTATAAGAAAAGATTGGGATCGTATTTATTCTCGTGTCAATACTTAAACGTTCCGATTAATCCCGCTGAGGTTAAGTTTCAAAAGCGGGATTTACGTTACTACGAGTTTGTACGAGATGAGTCGCAAACTTATACCGATGTGAGTATGTTTAATAAAGCTGGAGTGCGACAGCGCACGAAGGTAACAATTAAACACAAAGTTCACGAAGGTGATGTTGAAGAAGATGTAGCGCCCCGAAATCTAAAACGATACATGATAGCGGACCCTAATCACAGTGGCAATGACGGGAGATGTAGACATGCGATTACTGTTACTGGCGTTGCAGAGAATCCTCGTCGGGTATACTTATTGGATGTATGGGCCAAGTCGGTAGGGACGGATGAGTTTATTGAGACTATGCTCTACTTAGCGGTAGAGATATGGAAACTTGATGAGATTCATCTTGAAACTATTGCGGCTCAGAAGTATCTTAAGTATCATATGGATTACATTATTAAAGAGCGCGCTCGTGATGATGAGCGGTACGCGCGTTTAAAAATTGTAGAATTAAAAACTCCTAAGACCGCAAACGCTAAGAAGATGCGTATAGACGGACTGGGACCGATATTTCAACGTGGCGAGTTCTGGGTAAATAGCAGAGGGATGGAAGAGTTCTTTGAAGAATTTGAAACCTATCCTACTGGTAAGCTCGTTGACGTATTAGATACTCTTGGGTACGGGCCATCTGTGTGGGATTTTGACACGAACACGGATGAAATCGAATATGAGATTCTAAAGCGCAAGCGTCAGTACGAGCGCACGATTAGAAGCACGCATCTGGGGTATTAATATGGGTGAGCAGGAACAGCTTGTTAATTTGCAAATAGGCCAAGCGGTAATTAATGAAAAGTTAAGCAATATGGAAATAGGAGTAAACGCAAAACATGTACAAAATCGTAGCAGTATTCATGATTTGAATAATAAAATGCAACTTGTTATTGATGACGTGTGGAAGTTAAAAATAAAGATTGTTAGTTATTCCTCTCTCGCGGGAGCTATAACTACTTTAGTGGTTAAATTGATCGAGCACTTTGTAAAATAAGGGAGATGGTTATATGGCGAATAAATTTGTTACCTTCTTGGATCATCTTGGGGGTGTTGCTCTTAAGATTTTTACAGTAGGAACTAAAGTAGCACAAACAGTAGAGCCTGAACTTGATATTGCTCTTTCCGCGTCTGGGCTTACTGGTGTTGCTACACTTTTTAATTCCGTAGTAGGACTTGCAGCCGCAGCGCAGGCAACTGCTAATGGAGTAGCGGGGACCGGCCCACAGAAACTGGCTCTTGTTACTGCTGGAGTTACTCCACTCTTCGAGCAGTTTTTGCAAGGGCAGGGGATTGTAATGAATACTACCCAGATTAATTCCTGGGTAAGTCTTGCAGTTAATCTTGTGATGGCTATTCCGGCGCCTTCTACTACTCCGATAACTCCTGCTACAACTGCTGTAGTTATTACGCCTACTGGCCCTACCGCAACAAGCAACATTGCACCTGTAACTGGTGCTGCTGTAATTAAGTAACAACAAAAAGGAACCACGATGCCTGCGATTCGTCCTGTTAAGATCAATTTTGGAAAACACGCTACAGAAGAAATGTGGAAGTATGTAGAGGAAAAGACCGAGTATTGGTATAACAGGACTCGTAGGTTTCGTGAGGATAAGCTTAAAGAATTTGCTCGGCTTTATAAAGGTACGCCTATTACCGCGACCCGTGATACTCCCTGGCCGGGGGCTTCTAATATTGAAATTCAAGTAGTAGCGACTAACTCTGACCAACTTTTAGCCCGAGTTATGTCGATGTATATGACAGACCCATTGTGGTCTGCTAAGATTTTTGGGGATATCGAAGCTGGTAAAGGTGATGACCAGCGTTCTGCGATTGAAAAATTTCTTAATAACATGGCTCTTGAACCTGCGGAGCTTGATTTTTATCGTGTAGAAGAAGCGTGGTTTTCTTCTACGATTCGGAATGGTACTGGGATTATTAAATTCCCCTGGCTTTATCACGTTGAGAATCAGATTATTAGCACGGGGGATAGTGATGGAAGCGCCGCTAAGTACGAGACGAAAGAAATTATTCGCCTTGATGGTCCTCGGCCAGAGAATGTTCCACTTAATAAGTTTCTTACTGATGTGACGACGCAGAAGTTAGAGGATTCGAATTTTAAGTGCCACATTATTACCGTGACAAAGAAGCAGCTCGAGGATAGGAAAGCTCTTAAATTTTTTTCGGACGACGATCTTGATAAAATTATAGCACAGCCAGATCGTTCGCAATCGGATATGCTTCAAGACTATATTGAGCGTGAACAAGGTCTTGATAATATGTCCTCGGGGCATTTATCTGATGAGTACGATCTTTATGAATGCTGGTTTAAATATCAAAGCCCTTCTGGTGCAAATCTCCGACTTGTAGCAACATGGCATAAAAATTCTAATACACGGCTGGCAGCTTTCTACAATTATTATCCAGATAATATGGATATTTTTGAAGACGCTAAGCTTGCGTATGACGATGATCAATATTACGGCTACGGCTTTGCAGAAATGCTAAAGGCTTATCAGGATGAGATATCCGAACTTCATAGACAAAGAATTAATGCGAAGACTCTCAGTAACACTACCGCTTTTCGCGTTAACAAGAATAGTAAACTTCACTCTATATTACAGTTTTATCCCGGCGTTCTTGTACCTGCCGATCAGCACGAGATTGAAAGGTTGGAACTTAACAATCCGCAGGCCGATTCACTAGATGGTGAGAATTTATCACTCGCGCTGGTAAAAGAACGCACCGGAATAGATCCTGCAACAGGAGGTACTGGCGGTGGCATTGTTAACCAAAAGCGCGGAATTTATTCAAGTCAAGGCACTTTTGCAGTGCTCCAACAGCAAAATTCTAGAACAGGCTTGCGTATGTCCGACATGCGCAGCGCACACAGTAGAGCAGGTTCTAAATTCGCTAAGATGTATGCCCACTTTGGTCTGGGTACAAAACTTAGACAATTCGGTGATAATGCTGACGCACTCAAAGCTGCATTCGAGAATATTAAGTCAGGAAAATTAGGGCTTTCGGTTCGTGCTTCTACTGCGTCGATGAATAAAGAGTTAGAGAAGCAGAATGATATTATGCTCTCGCAGACTCTTACTGGGCTTTATCAAGCAGATGCTCAGATTATTCAAAGTATGAGTATGCAAGGAATGCCTGACGATTTGAAAGCGTACTATGTTGAAGTATTACGAGCAAAGCAAGCTCTATACAAGCAAATTGTACAAAATTTCGGTCACGACGACGCAGCTCGTTTAATACCAGTACCCGCTCTATTAAAACAAGGACGTCCTAATGAACTTAATGCACAGCAAAGCGCAGGTGGCCAACCCCAACGTCCGCAACCTGGGGTTGGATTTGGCGCTCCCCAATCTGATGGGGGCGAAAATAATAATGCAGGAGCTATTCCAATCGGCGGCGGGTCAGTTACTTCTGGAATACCTACTGGCTAGTTCAGATAGGATTAAGGATGATTTTTTTGAAAAAGCAGATACTACTGAAGTAGATAAAGCATATCTTCGTGGGCAGTTGCAAGTCTATGATGATATTGTAGGATTAGTAAATTTCATGAACGCGTTTAAAGTTGTAAAATAAGGAGATGGCTTATGGCTTTTTGGAAGAAAATGGTAGATGGGAGTTTTAAGCCCGCTGATGACAATGACAATAGTGATATTGAATTTAAGCCGGAAAAGCTGAAGGAAGATATTACTAATGAAGTTAAGAGTTCTTTGTCTGCTTTTGAGACAAAGAATAACGAAACACTGAAGCCGATTTTAGAGATGGCGGCTCAAATTAAAGCAGATCGTGAATCTCGTGCAGAAGCGGCTAGGAAAGCGGAAGAGAATAAAAATAATAAGGAAAACGAAGTAACCTCTGAAGATTTTATGCTTGACCCCGCAGAGGCAGTGCGTAGGCAGATGCAAGGGACTAATACCGCTGTAATGATGCTTGCTGCTCGGGCTGCTCTTAGGGAGACGCTTGAAGATAAGGAATATTATTATGGGGATATCAAGCAAAAAGTTGATGCTATGGTTGCACAGCAACCACTTCCGTCGCAGTGCCGTGCTGATGTTATTCAAAATGCTTACAAGCTAGTAATGTTCGATCATATGAAAGAAGTGCAGGAAGGTAAAATTAAAGCTCGGAATACTTCTGCTATTTTTGAGGGCGGCTCTACTGGCGGGCATGATGGCAAGAAAGCGGATGATGCTAATGAAAGCATGACCGCTGATGAGAAATTGGTTGCTAGTAAAATGGGAATAAGTGATAAGGATTGGATTTCTTCACGACGGGAGTTGAGTTATGTCTAATACGAACGAGGAGTTGGAAGACGCGATTGGTGTTGATACGAGCGATTTGCGTGGGGATGATTTTCAGATTAAAGTAGCGCCCGCTGTAGAACCCGCTGAAAAAATGTTTACAGGACAGCATCAGCGACTACCGTTTGTAAAACCAGTTATTCATGTAGAAGGTGCGCCACCTAAAATTGAAGACGCTCTTACTCCCGCGCAGATGATTGCTATTTCGCAGATTGTAGAGCAACGCACACGGGAAGCTATTTCGGCTTCTTCTTTTAATCCTAAGATGGAAGCGCAGGTTGTTGATAAGTCTAAGCTTCCAATTACGGACTTTAGCAAAATGTCCCTAGATGATGTTTACGATCTTTCTCTTAATATCGAGGCCAAGCCCTTTATGAGTGCTGATGCTCTTGCTATTAAGTTGAAAGATACAAACTACGAAGCGCGGTGGGTTAATAAGAATCCGCAGCGTATCGGACAGATGATAGCGCGAGGGTTTACTTATATCACAGATGCGGATTTGGTATCTTCGGATGCGATTGAGGCTTCTAAGGACGCTCAAAATCACTATTCATTCGATGATGTTGTTGCTATGAAGATTGATAAGGCGACTTATTTCCGAGCGCTTCGTGCTGCACATGAGCGTGCAGTTGCTACTACGGATGAAGTAAACGCTCGCAAGCGTGCTGCAATGCAGGCTAATGGATTTATGAATCAAAAAGATGACCCCGAGTATGGTTCACATTATCAGCCGGATTATAATCCTTCTGATTCTAAGAGTGCTCTTCACTCAGGCAAATTGAAATTTTACGATCCAGGTGTTGGGATTTAAATTTAGTTAAAGGAATAAAAATATGGCAGCGAATCTAGCTTATCACCAACCTATTGGGTCGGTGGAATCCACTAATAACAACACGCCTCTTACTCTTTCTATTGTAGAGCAAGCAGGGCAAACTTTTAAACTTGGCGTTCCAGTACAGCTTAATGCAGGGTTTGTCAGACAGTGGGATGGTACTACAATTGCGGCGGCTATTGCTGGATTTAGTCTTATTCCGGGATCGAATCTTGCTACTAACGGTGCCGGCGCTCCTGGGCCGTTTACACAGATTGGGCCTCCGGGTTCTATTCAAACATATGGTAATGTTCCGAATCAGCCATCTGCTTCGAACATTGCTGTAGGTGCGCCGATCACTGATGGGCGTACGTTGCTGGAATCAGCGATTGGTTCTACTATCTTTGAGGCAACGTTTGATAATAGCACTGGTACTAATGCTGCTTCGTATACTCCATTGCTCTCGCAGATTGGAACTCAGTTTGGGCTTACGGTAGATGCGAATGGCCAGTTTTATGTAGATAACGGCAAAACTACTGCTGGTACTAATACAGTGGTAACTCTTGTTGGCATTAACCCCATCGACATGGCTACTGGTACTACCGCTATCGTTAACGCTCGCGTCCGCTTTACAGTTCTCAGCACGGCTCGTCAGATTTTCTAGTTTTTAAATTCTCGCACCATAAAGGAATAACTAATGCCTACACAAGTACGGGGCGCGTATCCTAAACTAATGGCTCCGGGGTTGCATAAGATTTACGTAGATGCTCTTGAAACGGAACAGCGTGCAGAAGAGTATCAGGCTATTTTTAACGTAAAGACTTCTACCTCGGAGTATGAGCAAGACTTGAAGATGGCGGGGTTTGGTCCACTTCAGGAAAAGCCGGAAAATACGCCCGTTGCGTATACTAATATGATCCAGGGTGGCGATAAGCGGTATATTCACCTTACCTATGCCTTGGCGGTTCGTACTTCTAAGGAATTGTGGCAGGATGCTAAGTACGGGGTTATTAATCAGGCTCCTAAAGCTCTTGCTCGTTCTATTCGGTATACGAAGGAAATTGTTGCTTTTAATACTTTTAATCAGGGATTCTCCACTAATGTCACTACGACTGATGGGGTTTCGTTGTTTAATAACCAGCATCCTCTTCTTGGCGGCCCTAGTGCTACTTCGACGTGGAGCGCGCTTCCTAATCTTATTAGCGCGGCGGGTACTTTCCCCAATCGCCCTGCTACGGATATTGATCTCTCGTTTACTGGCGTGCAGCTTGGCACAACGCAGTTCGAGCGGTTAGTAGATTCGCAGGGGCTGCCTATTAACCTGAAGCCGAAAATGGTTCTTATCGCTCCTGAGAATCGTTTCCTCGCTCGTGAATTGTTCGGGTCTAGTGGTAAGCCCGCAACTGATACCAACGACATTAACTCACTTCTCGGTGAAGATTTGGGTTATATGGTTTGTCATTATTTCACCAACGCTGGCCCTTGGTTTATGGTCGCGGATAAGAAAAATCACTCCCTAACTGTATTCATGCGGCAGAATCCTGAAGATGAGTTTGATGAGGACTTCGACACTGGCGCTATGAAGCAGAAGACTACCATGCGTATGTCTGCTGGAGCTACGGATTGGTTAAATTAATAGCCCCTCGTTAAAGTAATTTAACGATGAGAACTTCGTGAATTCAGGGAAACACCTGCCAAGGTCAATCCTGAGCCAAGCCACTAATAAGTGGAAGGTGCAACGACTATCCCGACGGGGAGTAGGACTCAGCGAGTCCGAAGCGCGAAGCATCCATTATGGATGATGATATAGTCTGATCTTTTAGGTAACTAAAAGAGTTAAATCGGAAGCGGATTTAACGTAACATTAATGTAGGCACCTGGGGAAGTAATGGGGCTTAGGGTGACAGATTGACCCTTCGACGGCAACCCATTTAAAATGAACGACATAGACCTCCTTGACTGTGACGCCATGCGCGAGTATAATTCAGTCAAGGAGGATTTATGGAATCGTATGTTTGCAATATATGTGAAGTGTTAAAAGAAGAAAGTCTTTTTAAGTATGAAAATGGTAAGGTTCAGAAAACAACTTGCCGTAAATGTTTGAGCAATAAACATAGACTTGAACTGAAATTGGAAATGTTCGAGCATCTTGGTAATGTTTGCGCTTGCTGTAAAGAAGATAATCCTGCTTTTTTATGTTTAGATCATATTAATAACGACGGCCATATAGAAAACAGAAGACTGGGCGAAATCATTGCAATGGCACGAAAATCTGGTTGGGATAAGACTAGATATCAAGTGCTTTGTTTTAATTGTAATATGGCAAAAGCTAATTTTGGTGGTGTTTGTCCGCATAAACTTTTACTGACTTTACAAACAATCGTAGAAAATAAAAATCTGTATATCCGTTCTATGGGACGTACAGTAGGTAATTTCGATACATCTAATTTAGCCGCTGCTAGAGAAGTTCTTAAACAGAAAAGATTAGAGCGTGGAGAATATGGAAGGGACGCAGCTACTCGAAGTAAAGAATACCGAGAAAGGCATCCTGAATATAAAGACCGTAAGAAAGCCTTAAGACAGGAAAAAGCAATAACAAATACCTTAAATGCTCTTACTCCAGAACAGCTAGAGCAGTTGCAAAAGATGATGTTGGCTAACGCTTAATTCCAGTTAGCCCTACCCCTACCGGCGGCCATCTCCCTAACCGGTAGGGGATTAGAATTTGAGGTATTATTATGAGACCGATTCCTTCTATTTTTTATCCGTTTATTCGTAGTGTCGAGGGTGTGAAGTTGTATGAGTATACGGATATTGCAGGGGTTAAGACTATTTATTGCGGGCATGTTTGTAAAGCCGGGGAGCTTTATACGCATACGATAGAGGATGTGGACAAGTATTTGCAAGCGGATGCAACCTATGCCGCGGGTGTGGTGGGTAGGCTTACTGATAAGTTGTTTCTGGACGCGAATGAGTACGCAGCGCTTATTAGTTTTGCGTTTAATGCTGGTACGACAGCGTTTGCTAATTCAACGTTGCTTAAGTTGCTGCAACAGGGCGATAAAATTGGAGCCGCTAATCAATTCTTAGTTTGGAATAAAATACGAAACCCACAAACAAAGCAGCTTGAATTTAGTGCAGGTCTTAATAATAGACGAGTAGCGGAGCGTAAGTTGTTTCTAGGACAAAATTAATGAGTTCTTTTCCTAATAAGCATACATTTAACGAAGGCGCGTGGACTTACTGCGGGCGATGTGGGGATAGAACTCCGATCGCTAAAATGAGATGGCAGCGTGGTAAGTTGCTTGATGATAAGTGCTTTGATGCGTTTCCACTACTCGGGCAAATAGATAAAGGAATTGCCGATGCACTTGCCGACATAGTATTAAGCCCTGATCTTCAACCAGATCCTAAACTTACCATGCCCACGCTGGATGGAATTAATGACGATATTTTTATTTAAGGAGCAGTATGGCAAATAATATTACCGGGAATCCGTGGTACTTGGACACGGTTGGAGTTATCTGGCATGGGAATGTTTATGTTAAGAATATTATCTGGAACAAGCCTACTGCCGGCACTGCGCTCATTATTCTTGATGATGCGGGACGGACTATTCTTAACACGGTAGCTAATACTAACGACCCGATGTTTGATTTTGGCCAGTTTAGCTGGGTAAATGGATTTAACCTTGCAACTCTTGCAAGCGGTACTTTGAGTGTAGTTATTCAGAAGTAGGAGCTAAACAATGCCATCTGGACTTCGTAAAACATCGGGGAATAATTTCGAGATATACTACGAACAACCCTGGGGTGGCGTTGCTTCGGATAAAGATCCGGTGGATATTGCTCCAAATCAGCTTGTTATTTCTGAGGGTGTTCTAGATATTAATGGAGCTTTGTGTTTTACTAATCTCGCTCCGTCTCCTACTTTATATGCGTTTCAAAGTGCGGTAACAGGAAGTCAAAAATCTGTACCTGCGCTTATTTTCTTTATTGGTATAAACTTATTTGCGCTCGATCAGTACGGGTATGTTTATATTCTTGATTTTACCTCTACAAGTACATTTGCGGTACTTACTTTAGCGACAGATGGTCCTTGGAGTCCTGCGGCTAGTCCTAGTGCGGTTAAAGTTCTTAATGGAATTGCGTACATATCAGTATATGGACGTAATTCTATTTATACTTTCAATCCAATAAGCGGAGTTTATGCACTTGCATCAAATTACGCTGGTGGTAAAGTTCTTGGAGTGCTTGATGATTATTTGCTTCAGCTCAATACTAATAGCGCAGTAGATGGCCCGCAACCAACAAGAATTAATTGGAGCGGTCCCGGTGAATTTAGCACATGGGATCCTTCTATTGATCGTACTGCGGGGTTTAATACTCTAGTTAATATTGATGACGCTCTTACGGGATTTATTTCTCTGGCAAGCGTAGGTATAGCGATAGGCAAGAAAGGGCTTGTGCAACTAAGCCCTACCGGTATTGGAATTGGTCCTTTCTCTTTTACGGCATTGTGGACTTCGGATATCGGGCAGGGTTGTCAATATCAAGAAACAGTATCTCAGTACGGGCAAAATACTTATATCGGAACTGATACTGGTATTTATCAGATAAGTACAAACGGATTTACAGAGCTTTCCGCTGTGGCTCGGGAGGCTATTTTTGAATCTACACAAGCTAGTCTTAATGTGTTGCAAGGCTATCAAGTAACAATACCAGCTTTTTTTGCTGGCTGTGTGTTTTTATACGCGGCAAATAGCTCGTATGCCACTCCGTATTATATTTTTGCTGGTACAACTCCGCAGACAGCTATTATCACAAACACAATGCTAATTGTGTGGATGTATAATATTCAAGCGGGTAGTTGGTATAGTTTGAGATTTAGTATTGATACTCTTATTAATGAGTATAATAGTACGAGCTTATCAAATGGACAAGTAATAGACCTTAAAATAGCTTCCGTACCAGCCCCTTCGGTGCTTATTAATAATAATTCAATCCCATCAAATCTTATCTATTGCACTGTATCGTATGGAAGTGGGTTAAAGCATTTTATTGCCCCGTTTTATATTACGAACAAAAATAATTATCTATCCTCCGCGACGCCTGCCGGAAATCTTAATCTTGTATTCAGGTCAGAGGAGATTAAATTAGGGTACAGTCGTAAGCCTACTATTCGTAGAGTGGTTGTAAAAGCGTATGGTTCTGGAACTTTAAATATCTCGCTTAGTAGTGTTGGGGGAGATAATACTTCGTTTGGGCAAATTGTTCTTGATGGGACTATGAATGCTAAAACATATTATAGTACACAAGGCGTAGTTACGTATGAAGCACCTAATTTAAACATCAACTCGCAAAATTTTAACGGTGTTATTATCAAAGCAATGCTCTCTGGTGCTTATGGAGATGGGGATATTGACTAATGAAACCTATTATTCCAGCTTCTATAACTAATCAAGATGAGTATAATAAATCAATTGGAAAAGTTCTTAATGGCAATGTGAGTCCTGGAAATGGACTCACATTTGACCCTAATGGGCAGCCGCTTACTTATTCGACCGATAATATGAGCGGAATTATTATTAGGATTGGTTCTCTTGCTAACCCTTATTCGTTGCCGGCGCATTGGACTGCATCTAATACAGATTTGACGATAGCGCATAATCTTAATAAAGTGCCGTATGGTTATATTGTGATCGCTAAATCCAAGACCTGCGATGTGTATTGGGGTTCTATAGCTGCGACTAAAACCACGATAACTCTTCGTATCACTGACGACACTGCGGATACAACGATTCAACTACTTGCATAGAGGTTATAATGGCTTATCCGTATACGGTATTGGATTTAGCGTATGGTATTGGCACTGACCCTATTACTCCATTACCTAGTGGGGGAGTTTGGGGTAAGTTGTCCCAGCGCGAGGACGTGCTCAGTAGAGCGCCGCAAGCTATTGCTGATGCGTGTCTTGAGGTTAGCCAAAGCTTTGCGTTTTCGGGGCTGCAACGTACTACTACAACTCCAATGCAAATGATTTCGGGCCAGTATCAATACCCATTTAGTACATGGGTAAATGTAGGTGATATTCCTACACCGCAAAATCAATATAATTCAAATCCAAAATTAATACCTTCGTTTTATATGTTCTACAATGTGCCCCTAAATGGCGTTACGGGGTATAATCCTGGTATTGGACTGACTTATAAGAGTATAGATTCACTTGAATTAATGTTCAGCACACTCGGAACACCAGCATACTGGTCGCGGTATGGCAATCAGATTTTTATAGCCCCGCAGCCAAATAACACGTTTTATTCGTACATGCGTTACCAAATCCAACATCCTTTTTCGCAACCAGCTGCTCTTGCTGATATTATATATCTTGATGATGATTGGCGTGAGATTATTGAATATATGGCAGCGTGTCGAATTGCTGGCAATTTAAGGATGCTTGATTATGCTTCGCAATATCATAATATGTTGTACGGCGATCCTAAAAAGCCTGGAGACGTTGGTCTTTATACCGCGCGAGTTAATCAAATAGAAAACGATATTGTAAGCAATCAGGGCATGAGACAAATACGTCCGATGAATATGAGGAGAAATTAAATGGGTGCTCTTGGAACTCCTATTAGTGGTTTTGGTACTTTGCCCCAGAAAGGAAATAGCGGAGCGATTCCAGTTGCTCCGGGAGGGGGTACTATTAATACAACCGCTCCAGTAACGGGAGCAGTGCCCGTTACTGGAAGCCCGGTCGCTGCTACACAAGCTAATCCGTATGCGGCTCCTACTTCTACGGTAGCGCCTACTTCTGGGGTAGCTCCAGTTGCGACTAGCGGAGCGATTCCAGTTACAGGAACTTCTCCGACGGCGCAAACAAATGGAATTAATTGGACCGATGGGTCTAATACTGTTACCGGAGATTTTAAAGACACGTATGGAGCAGGAACTGGAACGGCTATTAGTAATGTGCTTTCTAATCTCGGTACATCTACTGATAGTGCGGTGCAGGCGCTTATTAATAATACTAACCTTGCTGCTACTAAACAGTATGGAAATATTAAAGCATCTGAAGCAGCTGGCGGAGTGACGCCTAATAGTAGCACAGCGGCGCTTGCAGCGGGGGACTTTTATTCTTCAGTCAATGCCCAATTACAGCAAAGCATTAGCGGCATGGAATTGGACGAAGAAAACACACTTCTTTCGACACTTACTAATGAAGGACAGCAACACGGTCCAGATGAATCTGGTTTTGATTCGTTTATGAACATCGTAGGAGATGTTGGAAGCGTTGTTGGATCTGTAGCTAGTGCGGTTACGGGGATTCCGGGGCTTGGTAAATTAAGCGGCGCTTTTGGATACGGACCTAGTGGTTCTAGTAATGACACTTCTGGCATGTTAGCGGATATGGGGTAGATGAGATGGCGAGTATTCCACAAATTCCTGATATTCAAACACAGCAAGCGCCAAGTGTTGTTGATCCGAATACTTTGACGCAGATGCTTGGACAGATTTCGCAGGTTGCTAATAATCCGTTGCCTCCGCAGTTTAATAGAGGCACGCAAATTGCTGAACCTAATGTTAAATCAATTGTGCCTTATCAAAATAAGGAGACTCAAAACAGGCCAATTGCTCCTTATGTAGCGGATGTTAAAAGAGCGAGGAGGCAAAATTCTGTAGCGGGCCTTGCTAATATAATCGGGCAAGCGGGACAGAAGCTACAGGAAAATAAGCAAAATCTTCTTAAAGACGACCTTAAGACGGTTATGAATGCGAAAACTAATATTGCTAATGCGGAGCAGGTGCTACAGCAAGACCCTAATAACAAGATGGCTAAAGGGGTTCTTGAGGCTAATAAAAAGGCGCTCGATGCTATTTTAAGCGACCCTAAAAAGCAGAAGCAGCTTTCTAAGGCGCTTGATATTAGTTTTGTCGATCCCGAAAAGAACAAAACCCCGGAAGTGCAAGCGTATCAAAAAGCGCAAGCCGAGGTTAAAGCACAGGGCGCTTTTAATTCTAACAATCCCGCCGAACATGCAGTAGCACAAGCGGCGCAGACTAACGAACTAGGAGATAAACTTCCTGCTCAACAGCCAAGCGCACAAGCAAATCCAGCACAGCCTAAAAGTGCAACTCCTTACGCAGATCAAGCGCTCGCTAAAGATTTGCCGACGGTACAGGTTAATCCGCAGTATGACGCGGCGCTTAAGCAGCAGCAATTAGCACAGAAGCAAGTAGCAGCGATTTTGCCGAAATTAATTGAGGCTGAATCTAAAGCTACTCTACAAGCCGCTAAAGATGGACAAGCAAATGCTAGAGCAATATATACACAAGCCGCTAATTATTTTAGAGAACAAGCAAAATATACCGCTGCTTTAAATTTGCAAGATCAAAAAGCAAAAGATAATCTTGCTGCAATTGCGCGTAAAAATGCCGGAGAACTTGCTCGAACTAGAGAAGAGATTGCAAGCAGAGAAAAAATTGCCGCAGCACACGAAAAAAATGTAGCAGTTAAAAATGAACTAGCTAAAAATGGAGGCGTACAGGGACTATTAGACACTAAAATCAAAAAAGCCACTGACACGATTGCTGTTAATGATAAAGTGCTTGCAGATATTGTGGCGGATACTACTTTAAAGGGCCAAGCAAAACAAGACGCTATTGAAGCAGCACAAGCACAACGTGGTATGAACGCTCAATATCTCACAGCACTTGAGCAGATGCGGCAGGAGAAACTTGGTATTAAAGCGCCTCCTCCTGCTAATAGCGTACCAAAAGAAAGCAGTGGTGGATTCTTCAGTTCCTTGTTTGACGGCCTTGGTAAATATAGCAGCATTACCATGACTAAAGAACAGCAAAAAGAGATGGAAAATAAAGCTGTGCAGCAATTAGGTGGGAAGCCAAATGGAACCTCAGAGCCTACAATTAAACCCGTCGGAGAATCAGAATCAGACGAACCAGATGACGACGACCCCGACGACGATTCCGATAAATACGGCAGCAACTAGGGTTATTGATAGAAAGCATTCTGAAATTACTAAGCTGCCTACGTTCTCTGAGCGTGGGACCGCTATTGCTAAGAGGCTTGAATCTGTTAAAGCGGACCCGAAGTATCTGGCGTTGCCTCCTGAGCGCCAGGCGAAAATAAGAGCGGACATATATAAAAAGTATGTGCCCGCTTCTTATGCAGGGTTTCACTTACCTGTGCCGGACGAAAAGACTTGGGTAGAGGCGACTGGAAGATCTACTGAGTTTAAATTTTCAGATCAAAAAGTAAAATTATCCCAATCGTATAAAGACGGCGCAGCAGAACAATTTACCAAAGATGCCGAAGTAGGGCTTGGCACTTCTTACGACAAGATTGCTTTATTTGGAGCTAAGGTTACTAATAAAGCGTTCTCAATGATGCATGGGCTCGATGCACATTTTTCGCACGGAGATGATTCGCTGCTAGGCCGCGCTGCTAAAGTTGAAGAGAATGTAAAACAAAAGATTAATAACTTCGAGGACTCTCAACATGCCCGGATTCAAAGTTCGGACTTCTGGCTTCAAACTCACCCTAGAGATACGGTTCTCGGAAAGCTCGGAAGTCTTACCGGAGAAGGAATTGCAACTCTGCCTTTATACGAAGCCGTTGGTTCTATTGGGACCGCCTTCAAAGCAGCAGGAAGAACACCTTCTCTTACCTCCAAGTTGGCAGTAAGTCCGGTAGGGAAGTTTGTAGCGAAGCGGTTTCTGGACGCAACGGAGGGATTTACAGCAGGGCTTGTTACTACTGGAGGTTCTACTAAAGGTGGAGTAGA